AGCAGTTCGCCTGGAGAGAATGAATTGTGCATCAATGCAATAGATAGCTTCTTGCGAGAATCTTTTAATCATGGTAGAGAAATATATGAAACCCATAGATCGCAAATGCAAGAAGTCGCTGAGATTCACAACTATACAACAAATTGTACTATGTTGTCCAAAACGTTCGATGATATGATCGAAGAATGGAAAGAGAAGTACAGGTCAGGTGACGCTGACAGCTAAGGCGAAGCAAACGTCACGTGTATATATGGAAACCAACAATTTTGTAAATTCATGTAGTTATAATATATGTTAGGCTTTGTACATAAGAGGTGTTGCCCTCGTGCAACACCCCTATTTAGGGGAGTGATTGGCCATCACAATAAACATGAACGCGGGAGATACTCTGAGCGGAGTACTCACCGTTGTATATATAAATAGCTCACAAGTAGATTTAATGTAATTATAAATAAATAAGAAACAATGACAAAGAGTGAGATGGTGACATTTAAGGATCAAAGTCCTGCCTACAGTTACACAGTCCCTTCTAATCCAGATGCAACTTTTGATGTTGCACATAATGATGATGCAGACTTGCAGAATTTCTTTTCGCGGCCTGTCAGAATTTGGAAAGGAGAGTGGGGAACCGGAACAACTTTAGACGAGACTATAGATCCATGGAGTCTCTTCTTTGACAACAAGAGAGTAGAAAATAGAATAGCCAATTATAATCTTTTACGGTGTAAATTGCACGTTAAAGTCATAATTAATGGAAATGGTTTCCATTATGGCCGAGCGATGTTAAGCTATTTACCATTACCGTGGGAGGATGATTTTACATATGATAGAGGCTTGGTTATGCAAGATATGATTCAAGCGTCTCAGAGACCAAAGATTTTCCTTGATCCAACGACGTCTCAAGGTGGAGATCTCATTTTACCATTTTTCTGGAAAAAGAATGCTTTGAGCATTCCACTCCGTGAGTGGCAGCAAATGGGGATTCTGAGATTGAGAACTTTACAATCATTAAAACATGCCAATGGAGCTAGTGATAAGGTAACAATATCCGTGTTCGCTTGGGCAGAAGACGTTCATTTGTCCATGCCTACATCCACTGAACCAGATGGTCTATCGCCG